CAAAAGGGCGGATACCTGCAGAGCGACCACATCCGAGCGAAAATTTACGGCCGCATCGCCAAGCAGTTGGGGAGCCCGCGGCTGACGCTCCGGGACTTCGTGCGTGGCGCCTGGGCCATCGTTGAACCGGCGCGGGCGCTGATGCCGAACTGGCACATCGACGCCATCGCCGAACACCTGGAAGCCGTGGACGCGGGCCAGATCAAGCGCCTGGTCATCAACATCCCGCCCCGCTACGGAAAGTCCACCATCGTTTCCGTTCTCTGGCCGGTGTGGTCGTGGACGGAGCGACCTCACACGCGGTGGGTCTTTTGCTCCTACGCCTCCGGGCTCTCGCTCAAACACTCCCGGGACCGCCGCCTCATCATCGAGTCGGATTGGTTCCGGGATCGGTGGGGGAACCGGGTGCGCATGGCCGAAGACCAAAACCAGAAGGCCGAGTTCCAGAACACGGCCCGTGGCCACATGATCGCGACATCGGTTGGCGGCACCATCACGGGGAAGGGTTGCACCCGCCTCGTCATTGACGACCTCTTGAACCCCCTCAACGCGGAAAGCAAGGCCGAGCGCGAGCGCGGGGTCGAATTCTACCGATCCACCCTCTCCACCCGCCTGGACGACGACTCCGCCGCCGTCGTCGCCATCGAACAGCGTACGCACCGGGAGGATCTGTCGGGGTCGGTGCTGAAGGACGGTGGCTGGACCCACCTGAAGCTCCCCGCCATCGCGGAGAATACGGAGCGCATCGTCTTCCCAATGTCCGGCCGCGTCATCGACCGCGCCGCCGGCGACCTCCTGTGGCCGGAACGCCACGACGCCAACGCCCTGGCAAAGCAGAAGGTTGTCATGGGCGCCCGCGCCTTCAACGCCCAATTCCAGCAGGCCCCGGTCAGCGAAGAGGGGGGCATGTTCAAGCGCGCGTGGTGGCAGTTCTACCGCGAACTCCCGCGGGTGCGGCGCCGGGCCTGGTGCTGGGACACCGCCGTCAAAACGGCCGACCACAACGACTTCACGGCGGGGATGCTGATCGCGGAGACGTCCACCGGCTTCTACATCGAGAAGCTGGTGAAGGAGCGCATGGAATACCCGGACCTGAAGAGGGCGATCCAACTCCACCAGGACGCGGACAAGGCCGACGTCGTTGTCATTGAAGACAAGTCTTCGGGCCAGCAGGTCATCCAAGACCTTCGGCGCAATTCCAGGCTCCCCGTCGTCGCCTTCGACGCCGGCGGCAAGGACAAGATTCTTCGGGCATCGCTTGCGAGCCCGAAAGTTGAGGCGGGGAAAGTTTTCCTCCCCGAAGCCACCCCCTGGGTGGCTGATTTCATTGAAACCATGAGCGCGTTCCCGGAAGTGGAGCACGACGACGTCGTCGACGCCTTCACCTCCGGGATCATCTATCTGACCAGCGGCCCCGGAGACGTTTCGGTGGTGGTGGGGTGACCATGAAGACGAAGAAAAAGAATTTCCCCGTTCAGGCCATTGAACTGGCTGCGGCCGGGGTGTCTGCGGACACGCAAGGGCTCCCGCACCCGGAAGAGTTCGATGACCTGACGGAGGCGTTTGGGATTCACACCTGGGTCTACGCCTGCGCCAACCTCATCGCCAACTCCTTCGCCATGATCGAGTTCCTTCCCTACGTTCAGGACAAGGACGGGTCGTGGGTGGTGAACGAGAAGCATCCGTTCCGAAAAGTCCTTCAGCACCCGAACCCGAATATGTCTGGTGTGGAGTTCCGGCGCCTCCTTTCGTTGTCGTCGAAGCTGACGGGTAACGCCTTCATCATCTGCGAGCCCAAGGCCCCGTCGCAACCCCAGGAGATGTGGCCGCTGATGCCGGAGAAGGTGAAGGTGAAGATGGACGCCACCAGCTTCGTCTCGGGCTACGTCTACACCGTCAACGGCAGAACGCAGACGCTTCCACCGGAACGGATCATCCACATCCGCGAGTCAACGCCCAACAGCTTGCAATACGGCCAGGGTGCGATGTCGGCGGTCAAAAACGCCATCACCTCGGATTTGTTGGCCGACGCCTGGAACCGAAACTTTTTCTTCAACAGCGGCCGCCCCGACGCCGTTCTCGAATCCGTTGAGCCGATTTCCCCGGACGCGCAAAAACGCGTTTTGAAGGCTTGGCAGAAGATGAACCAGGGGTCGAAGAATCGAGGGAAAACGGCCGTCCTCTCCGGGGTCAAATACGTCGAGATCAACCGCCTCCACAAGGACATGGAGTTCGTGAACCTGCGGAAGATGCTCCGCGAGGAAGTCCTGGCCGCCTTCGGGGTCCCGCAGTCGATGGTGCAAGTCCTTGACCAGGCGAACTACTCCAACATGGAGCAACAGACGAAGATTTTCTGGACCCAGACCATGATCCCGGAAATCCGCAAGTTCGAGTCCATCATGACGCTCCGGGCGCGACAGATCACCGGTGACACCAACACCATCATCCAGGCCGACCTGTCCAAGGTGGAGGCGTTGCGGACGGACGAACAGGCACGGGCCAACGTCGCCAAGACCTACATCGACATGGGGGTTCCGCTGGCGCAGGTGATTGAAGCCCTCGACCTTCCGTTCGAGTTGCCAGACACCACAGCTCCCGCGAACGATGATCCTCCCGCGAACGACACATCCAAAAAACAGAAGGCGGTGAAGCTGGGGTCGGTGCGGGACGTGGAGTGGAAGAAGTTCGACCGCGACGTCCGACCGTTCGAGCAGACGCTCGAATCCAGGCTCCGAGCCTATTTCAACGCCCAGCGAAAGCGCGTCCTCGCCAAATTCGACGCCCACGCCGAAGAAATCGTCCCGTCCAATGGGAAGGCGATCAAGAGCGACCACGATAGCGTCCGCGCCATTTTCAATTTCGACGTTGAAAAGGAACTGCTGGGTCGTGTATCGGCCAAGCACATCCGCGCCCCATACGTCGCCTTCGCGGCGAAGACCGCGCAGAAGATGGGCCGCGGGATCGACTTCAACGTCGATGAGAGCGCCCTCGGGGCATGGATCACGCGGAAGGTGATGAAGCTTCAGCAGGAGGCCACGGTTTTCACGCGCGAGCAGTTGTCTGACGCCATCGTCGAGAGCGTGCGCGACGCCGCCGCCTCCGGCCTCTCCCAATCCGAAACCATCGACCAAATCCGGGAGCGGATCACCGAAGTCTACGACTTCGCCGCCACCGGTCGGGCCGAGCGCATCGCCCGCACCGAAGTCATCGGCGCGTCCAACGCGGGGGCGTTGCAGGCGATGAAGGATTTGGGGGCCGTTGGCAAGGAATGGTTGACGAGCAGGGACGACCGCGTACGCGAGACCCACGACGCCATGGATGGGCAGGTTGTTGGGGTTGGGGAATCGTTCCTGTCCCCGGATGGAGAGACCCTGCAATACCCGGGCGATCAATCCGCCGGCCCCGGGGCCGTCATCAACTGCCGTTGCACGGTCGTTCCGAAGGCGGAGGCCTGATGCGCTACGCCATCGCCAAGTTCCTGATTCGGTGCGCCCGCCGCATCTGCGCCAGCGCCTGGGACGACGCTGTGGACGCCAGGGCGTCGAAGGCGTCGGTGGTGGTGATGATGTCGGCCCTGGACATGCTTTCAATCGGCCATTGCCAGTCCTGCCCCCAGACCCGAGGCCTGACCGTTTTCGCAGGGCGAGCCTACTGCAACCGGCACCAGCCGGTTCCTGAACTCGACGCCTGGTCGGTTAAATGAAGGAGGAGAAAGTGCAAAAGAAATCGAAGCTTGCCTACGCGAAAAGCGTTGACAGCGGCAAAAAGACGGTGACGGCCTACGTCAGCACCTACGAGTGGGACCGCACCCAGGAACGATTTGCCCCCGGCGCATGGGATTTGGAGAACTACAAGAAGAACCCCATCGTGCTCTGGGGCCATGACGGCTCGAACCCGCCCATCGGCCGCGCCATCGACATCCGCGAGGACGAGCTCGGTCTCCTCGCCGTCGCCGAGTTCGACACCGAATCCGAGCGCGGGGCAGAAATCTTCGGTCTTTTCGAGCGCGGGTTCTTGAACGCCTTCAGCGTAGGGTTCATCCCGAAAGCGCACATGATGGAGCCGATGGAAGACCAGGCGACCAAGGGCGTGGTCTGGACCGAGGCCGAGCTCTTGGAGTTTTCCGCCGTCAGCATCCCCGCCAATCCCGGAGCCGTCATCGGCCGCGACGTCGCGGAGATGGCGATCAAGTGCCTGGGCGCCGGGTCCGTGAGCAAGAGCGCGGAAGGCGACACCTACGTCGTCAACCCCGTGGAAATGGCGGCCGCGGCTGGACCTGCGGCAAAGCTGGAGGCGTCCCTTAGCCAACTCATCACGCTCGCCCGGGTCGTAAAAGGCCAGCCGTTGGATCAATCGAAGCTGGCCCTCATCGGCACCGCCACCGCCGTCTTGAATGAAATCGTGGCCGAGCACGACGTCGTCGCCCCCGATGACCTCGGGAAGCTCCACAACGTCGTCAAGGAATTGGGCGAGGTCGTGCGCGGAATCCACCCCGACGCCGACGCCATCGTTGGGAAAACGCTGGAGGGTATCGCGAAGGCGCTGGCGAAATAGATTTTACGTCCGCCGGACACCCCGGCGCGGGGTAACGCCCGCTTGAGGACGTGGAGAGAAACAATGAACCAGATGGACGAAGTCATCAAGGAAGTGCGAGCGCTCGCCGAAGGCGTGAAATCCGCCCAGGCCGCGTCCACCGCCATTCCCGAAAAAATCATGGAAGGCATCAAGGAGTTGGTGAAGTCCACCCCCAACCCAACCCCGCGATCCGTTGAGTTCGCCGCCGGGGCCCCCGCCAGCGAACGCGCGGAAACCGAAATCCTCGGCACCATGCCGAAGGAATTGGTGCAACAGTCCGACGAGATGTTCCTGGCGTCGAAGCTCCTGAAGCGGCCGGTCCAGACCCTGAAGTCTTGGGAAAACTGGAAACGGCGTGCCGGGGAATTCAAAAAAGCCCTGGACACCGCCACCGCCGCCCAGGGTGGCGACTGGGTGCCCACCAGCTTCTCGAACGAGTTGTTCGCGTTCGTGCAGTTGGCGGCGAAGGTGCCGAACCTGTTCCGCACCATCGCGATGCCGAGCAACCCCTACAAGCTCCCCGTCGGGCTTGCTCGCGTCAACACCTACAAACAGCCGGAACAGACGGCGGACACCGGGCAAACCAAAATCCCCGTGGGCGACGGCTCCAACGTCGGGAACAGCACGTTGACGGCCACCGGCCACGCCGCGCGCGTCCTCACCAGCGCGGAATTGGACGAGGACTCCATCGTCCCCATCCTCCCGTTCCTGATCCAGGACATCGCCCTTGCCTTGGCTGAAGGCCGCGAGGACTTCATCCTCAACGGCGACAGCGCGGGCACGCACGAGGACTCCGACATCGGCGCGGGTTCGCTCGACCATCGTCGACGCATCGCCCTGGGTCTGCGGGCGG